GGAACGATGCTCAGCATCAATCGCCGCCGCGACATGATGAACAATGTCCGGCGTCTCATCCGAGTCATGCTCGAAATACAGCACGTCCGGGGTCACATCCACATAGCCGTCAGGATGCTCAGGGACAGGAATCCGCCCACTGATGCTGTTACCGGTGATCAGGGCATGACGAGCCATCAGCTGGGTTCCTTATCGACAGGCACGGAAGCTTCGGGTGCTACCGGCTCCGCTTGCTCAGCAGGAGCCGGCTCAGAGTGTGAGACGGCATCAGTCATCACCGGCTCCACAGACCCGATCGGAGTCACAACCACGTCAAGGCTCGTGCCCTTGTCGGAAGATGCAACGACCGGCTGCCACGCCGTCGGATACACCGTCATCCGCCCACCCGGCTCGAGGAACGTCCCACCGACAGTCGCATTCTCACTGCCGGTGTTGTGAACCTGAACGGTGTACGCCGTCTCAGCAAGCGTGACCTGCTCGCCAGCCGGAAGGTTGACGTCTGCCATGTGATGCCTTTCGTTTCGGGGTGCGGGCGACGCCTTCCGCCACAGGGACGCCGCCCGCACGCTCAAAGCCGACTACGGCTTAGCTAGATCAGCTGTCCGCAGCGTGGACATAGGCGCAGTAGGCGTTGGGGTCGTTGACGAGGAAGCCGTAGTACGCCTCGACGAGCAGCAGGACCAAGTTCTCCTGGAACGCCGAGTGCCAGTTAGACCCGTCGTAGTAGTTCGCCTCAGTCGAGAGCTTGATGGAGATTTCCATCCCCTGCCCCCACGCGCACTGCGACCAGTCGCCGCCAATGGCCCGCAAACCCGAGTCCAGGTCAGGAGACTCGGTGACGGTCACCGAAGGGGTCGTCCCACCGGTCAGCGCATTCGTCCCCACCGAGATCGGCGTGGCCGCCTGAGCGAACGTGACCGTGTACGGGCCAGAACCCGACACCGTCGCACCTGCTGCGGCAGCAGTCGGAAGCGCCTGGATCGCCGTCTGCACCACGGAACCCGCAGCGTTGTAGGCAATCGTTGCCGTGGTCGAACCACCGATGTTCAGGGTGAACGTGCCACCCGTCGGGGAACCGTTGACGGTCACGACCTGCACGGCGTTGCCCTGCCGGTAGTACTTGCCCGAAACGCCAGGGTTGAAGTAGCACGGCTCACCGATGAGCGACCCTGCGTTCAGCCCACCGGAACCCAGCGCCGACGAGTCCTGCCCGAGGAAAAATGGCCGACCCTGAGTGTCCGTCGACAGCATCAACTCAGGCTTGAGACGAGGATCAGCAGCGAAACCGTTGAACTCGTAGGGAATCGGGCCGTTGATGACCTGCTGCATCCCCTTGACGAGGTCGGCGTAGACGCCACCGGCAGATGATGCGGACGAGCCGACCGTCTGCGAGTAGCCGGTCTGTGCCAGGTAGGTCGGGAACGGTCCCGCACCACCGGACTTCAGGTCCTTGCCGTGGATCGCCGCGTAGTCGAACGCACGGCCGATGGCCTTCGGCAGATCCTGTACCAGCTGGTCGTACAGCCCCGCCGAGTTGGTCATCGCGATTTCCTGCGACACCGGCATGAGCAGCGCGACCTTCTTGCCGATCATCGTCTTCACGCCGACACCAGCCGAGCCGACGGCCTTCACGCCACCTTCAGACACCCACCCTGCGGTGGGAATGTCCATCGGGACGGGGATCGCCGTAGTGGCGTTGACCGCCATCGGGACCTTGCGGGCGAGCTGCTGAACCGCAGAAGACTCGGTGGTCTTCAGGAAGATCGGTTCGGTGATGATCGGAGGGAGCAGGGTAGGGGTAACTGCGGACAGCAGAACCGGGTTTGAGGCCACGGGGTTGCCTTTCTGATCGGGCAAACCCGACGGGTTGCCTCAAAATTGGTTAGGTGGTTTTGCCGGCCAAAATGTCGGCGAAGACCTGCCGAGGGTCGGCTTTGACCGTTCCGCCGCGGGGACCCTGGTCGATCGACCCTGATGGCCGTTTCGCCGGGGCGACGAAGTCCCGCAGGATCTCGTCCGCGTCGGCTTCCAACTCGTCACGCGACGTGCCGACGAGCCTTTTCGCCTGCGCCGGGGTCAGACCCTTGTCGAACGCGACCTGAAGCCGTAGCGCCGTCGATTCGTGAGACTGGGCAGCCTTTTCGGCTTCCGCGGCACGCTCTTGCGCTTTCGTCAGCTCAGACTTGTTCACGTCCTCGAGGGCTGCGAGTGCTTCGGAAGCCTTCCGGGCTTCGCTGCGGTACTTGGCACTTTCAGCACGAAGCTTTTTGACGTAGTCGGCGTCGAAGGTTTTGGGTTCGGTTCCCTCCGGGGGTTCCGTCGGTTCGACGGTGGGTTCTACGGGGTCGGTCATGGTGCCCTCCTGGGGCGTTGTGCGGGGTGTTGCAGACCGTCCGCCAGGGACGGAAAACTAGCTAGGCGACAGGCGCGGGAGGTGCCTTGTCGGCAGCCTTCGACGGCACAGCAGGCCCGCCATCGGTAGGAACAACCGGAGTAGCCGCAGCAACCTCAGCCGCCAACTCCGCGTCGTTGATGACACCCGGGCCGGGAGCACGCGCCTCAACGATCGCTTCGACCTTCGCGGCTTCCTCAAGCCCAACGACCGACAGGGCAGCCGCACGCGAAATGCCGATGTCCTCAACGATCGTGTCGACGTTCTCCAGCTGCGCACGGACGTCGGCGTAAGAGTCATCGGTGCGTGACTGGATCATCCGTTCGATCTGAACCGGCGTATACCCCAAAGATTCCATGTTCTGCCGGAACGGCAGACCAATCGAATCAAGTTTGACTGCGGCGTCGACCTGCTGCGCCCACGTTGGCGTTTGCGGATCCCGCCAAATCGTTTCCATCGACCGGGCCGAAGGATCCACAGCCCCATCACGCACCAGCATCGCCAGGCGCATGACCTTTTCCCAGCCGCCACCAAACACCCGCTGCTTACGCTTCGCCCGCTTCACCAAACTGGCTTCAGCCGAACGGATCGCATCAGCCGACGCAGGATTCGCCTGCGAAAACAAGCCAACCATGTGCGGCGGCAGGCCAGCCATCCCCGCCACAACCGACTCGAGCATCTCAATCGCCTTGATGAAATTGTCCAGCGACGCCTCAGCGAACTGGCCGAACTTCGTATTCGGATCATCCGACACCCACGGCTGCCCCGCCGGCGCATACACGAACTGCTGCCGCAACGACTCCCGAGCCCGCGTCTCCGACCCCTCACCATCACCCGTATCAATCCCGGTAATCCACCGGCGGGGCGCGGCATGAAACTCGGAGGAGGTCATCATGTCGGTACACAGCTTGTTGATCGCATCAGCGACCGGCAGCACATCAGTCATTTCCGACTCGCCGTACAGATGCGAAAACCGGGGCCGGTTGAAAAACGGCACCACCGGAACAACGCCAAGATCATGGGCGATCGGGTACATCGCATCACCAGTCACCGGATCAGTCCGGTAATCCCACTGCATCGGACCAGACGGAACCGCCGCCCCAGGCGCAGGAGCCTCATACTGGTAGATCACATCCGACAGGAACAGTGTCGCGTAAGCCATGTCATCCTCGGCCCACACCTTCGCCGCAGCAGCAACCTTCTGCGTACCAGGAATGAACGAGACGACCATCTGCTCGGCAGACTCACCTGCAATAATCGGCGTTTTCGGATCGTCCGGGTCAGCCCACACCGTCACAAACGAACGGCCATGCACCAAAGCGTCAAGGTGCAGCATCTGCGACTGTTCATCACAGTCGTTCGCCTGCCAGATCCGCCACAACTCGTCGTCGGCCGGCTGATCCTGCGCCAGCCGGAACCCGTCAATGTCCAGCCGCTCCTCGAGCGAATTGACCACCAGGCGGGGAAGGTTGACCGTCAACGACTTGAGCCGGCCACGTAACGACCGTTGCAGCTCCGGAGACAGGTACGACAGCGGCTGGGAGCCTGTGTAGTACTGATCCAACGTCCGCAGCAGAGTCGACTGTCCCGACAGCTTCACCAGCAGTCTTGGGAGGGCCGGATGCACATCGGAACCTGAAGGGACTACGGCCAGGGACGTCACAGCGCCCCCTTCAGAGGATCAGCAGCTTTCCAGAACGTGTCTTCCGACGTGAAACACCGAACGCGAGCGTCACAGCCTCCAACGGGCTGATATCCGTATGCGGATTGCGCTGCTCCCACACGAACGCATCACCATGACGCCGCTTACGAGCCGCCCGGACCGCAACATCCAACGCAGCCTGCCCCGAATGACGCAAATCCCGCTTCTGAGCGACCGAATCAAGCAGATTCCCGCAAAAATGGGCGTAATCCGACTGTGAAGCCCTGATCACATCAATTTTCCGGGCTTCCAAGTCGGAAATCAGCGACCCAGCCTCCGAATTAGGCCGCACGACGACTCTCACCGGCCGGCGGGACGCCAACTCAGCCAGATATTCAGCCACCCAGATCGGGGTCGCCTTGTAAGCGCCGTACTCGACATGCGTCAAACCATCCGGACGGTCCCCAGCAACGGCGACACAAGCCCACTCGCGGTCCTCAGACACTGCGACGCCGTAAACCGCGGCACCTTTGATCGTCGGATCGTCCGAATACAACGCATCCCACGCACCGCCAGGGAAAACACCACTGTTCTCAACCTCGACAATGCCCAGATGCTCACGGGCGAAGCCATCCTCGGTCAGTAGCACCCGATCCGAGTGAAACGGCCCATCAAAAAGCCGGAACCCATACCCGGGGTTCGCCTGCGCCCAGTTCGCCGGATCATCCAAATCATGCTGAACGTTCTCATCCAACGACCACTCGAAGTACGTCATCCGATCAGAACCCGAACGGCCCGTCGCCACCAGCCGGCGAAGCGACTCCGACTTACCAGGGACCGGCGCAGACCCCGCCATCATGATCTGACCAAACGGCTTCGTCGAAATCGTCGAAGACAACGACTCGAGTTCCTCGTCGTCCAGATGCTGAACCTCGTCCAACACCACCGCATCCAACGTCTGCCCACGACCAGCACCCGAAGAACGAGTCGCATACGTCAACTGCTGACCGGTGTTGAACGTGATCGACCGCTGCCCGTTAGCGACCCGGACACCCCTCGACCGGTCCTGCATCAACCGATCCGACAACAACGGCGACGCCTGGATCCGGTTCACCATCTTCGTGAACCCGTCCCGCACCGTCCGATCATGATGGGCGGTGTGCAGCACATCCCGCTCACCGAACAGGAACAGCCGCGCCAACTCCCACGCCTCGATCACCGCGCCCTTACCGTTCTGCCGCGGCACAATCAGCAGACCGTTCTTCGTCACCCACAAACCATCCTGGCGACGCTGCAACAACCCATCCAAAACCAGCTGCTGCCACGGATCCAAAAACAGGCCACACAACGCCGCAAGCTGAACCGCATCCGGCCCATCCGACCGGACGCCCTGAGGGACGTTAGACAGCCTCGGGGACTGCGCCCCGCGCAGCACGTCGGGCATTAAGCTCGTCAATCGGATCCGCCTTCTTCACCGACCGCTCACGGATCTCCGAAATCGTCCTCAGCAGCACGTTCGCATCACCCGACACGGCCAGCCCGGTCCGCGGCGCATC